CGGCAGATAGCTTTGTGGCAATCATTGGCCGCTTCACAAGTTGTTCATCATCCATGAATTCAGCAACGTGTGCTACAAGCACAATGTTTTTGCCAGTGTCACGCAGATACTTGATGAAGTTTCGCATCTCCTTCTTTGCCAATCCCCATCCAGCAGCCGTCAATGATCCGTCACCTTGGCGGTTCTTTGATCCGATGATCGTTTTGCCATCAATCAATTTTTCCATCGCTTCACCAATTGGATCAACAATGATCGTTTCGTAGTTTGGAATCATTCCATGCAGCTGCTTCTTATCTTCAGCTGTCAGCCAGTCTTTGAAAACTGCTACATCCAATTCAATCCCACGCTCCCCAAAATACTTCGATCCGTTTTCAAAATCCAACAGCAATGGCTTTGGAAATGATGCAGCAAAAGTTGTTTTTCCAACTCCACCTTCGCCGTATACCATCATCATCATGCTGGCCACGCGCGGCTGATCTTTTGTGTTTTGTACTTCCATAAATCTCAATGATTATTTTTATAATTCGTCTAGTGTGCAAATGCAATCTTGTTCGCCAATGTCAGCAGTGTGCGGTTCATGTGGATATACCTGTGCTTGTGTACGCACTATCCCTTCGCCGCCGCATTCGTCACATTCTGGATCGGCATGTTTCATAGATTCTCAATGGTTATCTTGTAATACCTGTATTGTACACATCACTTGTGTACGATGCAAGTGGCCATGCTGTGGATTACTTTTGGCCAAGCACCTTCTGCGCGTATGGTGATCCAGCTTCAATCTGCGCATACTTGCTTTTCATCAGCTCATGCAACGGCACGGCTAGATCCGCTGTATCTCCAATCTTGCCAACGTGCTGCGCTGTCACCATGATGTTTTGCATCTTGGCCATGATCCCTGCCTTGTGAATATCATTCCAGTCAGCACCAGTGATTCGATGCGATGGATTCCATCCCATTGTGGCGATGTAGTCTGGCACGATTCGGCGGATATCTTTGGCCATCAATGACAGACCGCCAGCAAAGTTGCCGCGCATGTCTGGATTCACAGTCGCTTGATTGAAAAGGTAGTACGCTTTGTGCGCTTCCTTGGCATCAATCGTATATTCTTGATCTTCACGGAAGCCGCAGATCACTTTGATTTTGTATTTTGATTCCATACTTTTTTGATTAGAATGCAACTTGACTGGCAGCACCCTGCTTTTTGTTTCGGTATCGATCCACAGCATTTTCTAGTGTGACCCATTTGTCACGCAGTTGGCAAGGCGTGGTGATATTCGGAAAAAAGTCAGTGACGTTGCTTCGCGGCAAAAAACTGACACGCTTGATCACTTCTTCAAATCCGTATTCTTCAATCAAAAAATCAGCTGCTGCACGTTGTGCCGTGTTGTTGTAGTAAAGTTTGTTTTTTGGATCTACTACTTCAAATCCTTTGATCACATCTGCGCCTAGTGTCGTGAATTTAGCTTCTGACTTTTTCGGTTTTGACCCTTCGCGGCTTGCCGCGGGTTTCTTGTCTATCCTATCCTTACCTAACCTAACCTGTGTATCCGATTTGTATACAGTTTGTATACACGCATGTGATGCTGATGAATACGCTTTGTTGGGCTTCACTTCCAGTGTGGCAAAATGCTCCCCGTACACTGTCGGCGTGTACCTATCTTTGGGAATGTTGTTGTTCATTTTCCAGTGCTTCACAACACAAACACCATCATCAAATTGCAGCACAAATCGCTTCGCAATCAGAATCTTCAGATCATCTTCAGCTGATGAAAGTGCGCGCATCAGCCGCTTTGGTGACGATAGAAATCCATCATCATCAGCGTGCATCCCCATGTGGAAATACAGCGCTTGTGCGGATAGTGGCATTTCAACAAACGCATCAGAATCCACAATGTCTTTTGCAAACATTCTTCTGTTGGCCATAGTTTCTCAATGATTATCCAATAATACAAAAAGCACTCTGCGAAAGACAGTGTGATGATGGCGTTTGGCGCGCCATGGGTTTCCCCTCTGTCCTTCGCGGAATGCTTTTTTGGTTGTGCCAAAAGTATATACACATGAAGTTCATCACCCCTTCCGCTGTGTACAAACAGAATAGCATACTGCATCAGATGCCTATGCTGTGGATATGTGGAAAACAAAAAAGCGCCCATGTTCGCACAAGCGCTTTTTCGGATCTCCGTGGTGTGGGATCTAAATGTTGATGCATCTCCACTTGCACCGTGATCAATAATACATGATTTTTCTGTAGCACGTCCACCAATCTCCATGGCCAGCGGCAACATGCTTGGCCAGAAAATTGATACTGAATTCTGGATCAGTTGCTTGCGCGTGTGAAATTGTTGGATGATGGGGAAGTGAAATCTGCACCAAGCCAAATGACTTTTCTTGATCACCTTTGAAGATCCCACGCGCCGCATCTGTGAAGTGATAGATGTGACGCGATTGCAGATCTGGATCACGCGGCGCATTTTCACAACTGATCACTGCATCCAGAATCCATCTGGCCACTCCATACGTTTCGGCTGCCTGTGAAATTAGCTGATCTATTGTTGCACTCACATCTTCTGTGGCGCTCATTTCCGCAGCAAGGGAAGTGGAAGCGGTAGAAGATGATGAATGTATCATCTCAATTGCAATCGCATCGCTGTGGTCATCCTGTGACGTTTCAGCGTGTGCGATCTCCGCAACGTGTGCGGTAGATTGTGGCATCAGCATGATGATAGATAATACTGCCACAATCGCAATGATGATTTTGATTGTTTGTTTCATGATTTGCGATCTTTGCCAGCCGTGATTTGCTCATTGCATCGCTCCTTCTATTCTACCATCAGCAGCATCACTTGTTTGCTAAATAGTGTGCAGTGTTTTCAGCTCTGGTACACCACTCCAGATTTTCTAATCTATTGTCACCTTTGATCAAGTTTTTATGATTCACAAAAGGTTTGTTTTCTTTATTTTCTAAAAAAGCAGCGCACACTAATCTGTGTATATATATTTTTTTGTAAACACCAGACTTTGCCAAAGTTACTCTTTTGTATCCCTTGTATGTGATTTCTGGTTTTAGAATTGTTTGTTGGTATGTCTGCGGATGATCAATTCCGTTTGGATATAAAATTGTAGTCATGCTTTTTACGTTTCCAAAGTTGCTGATCATGTAGCGATCTTCAAACTCAATTACTGGTTTGTATATTTCTTTCATTTTTTTATTGTACCACTTCCCTAGACCACTCCCCTTTCCAAGTGATATATCACTTTGACCCCTTCTGAAGCGAAAAGGGACACACACGGAAGTGGGGAAGTGACCCCACAAGTACACGAGATACGTTGAAAAATAAGGCTCTTTGCTACCTCGACACAAAAAAGCCACACATTGCTGTGCGGCCTTCTTGGATTGAGTGAACAACCATTGAGAATGGCATCTCTGCCTTTTCTATTGTACTACGCCTTGGCTGTTTTCCCACCCTTCTTTGGTGTGGATGCTTCATCGGCAGTTGTAGTTTCTGCTGGTGCAGCTGCCTTTGTTTTGGTTTCGGTTTTGATGCCGTTGCCCTTCCCCATTCCAACAAGTTTTTTGTACTCATTGGCTTCTACTGTTTCGCCTACACGTCCAGCTAGTTCTGGATTGATGGCAACATCATCTTGTGTGATGGTTGTGTAATTTTGTGACATGATACTTTGCAAATATGAATTAGCCGCCTACTTGTAAATCTTGACGGATCACTGGCTGACGGCGCGCCGTGACCGTTGCATCTTTGGATGTAGATCCCCTGCTTCCAAGAAAATCATGAACGTAGTTTGATCCACGTCCAATCACCAGACCACTCATGATCTGGCCAACAAATGGAATTGCTGATGCGATTCCAAACACGCTGGCTAGCAGATCAATGTTGAATAGTAGTGCCACAATTATACCAAATACAAGTGCCACGTACTTCAGATACTTCCGTGCTTTTTCTGGTACTCCGCTGAATAGGTATTCAACAAATCCTTCTACAAATGTTGCCAGTAAGATGGCTGCTGCGATTATTTCCATGATGAATTTATTATGATTGTAATTGGCCACGCCGTGCCGCTTCTTGAAGCATCAGCTTCGCCAGCATCAGCAGCGCTTCAGTATCAATGGCAGCAAACAATGTGGCTGTATCAATGATCACTGGATCTGGTTCTGGCGGCGCTACTGGATCTGGTTCACGATCACCTTGCAACGCATCCAAGCACTGCCATCGGTAGTCGCGCACTTCAGCTGGCTTGTGATCTGAAATGTCTATGTGGCTGAAAATGTTGGCTGCAGAATAGTGTACGCCTGTATGCTGGCCAATGATCTTTGCCAGTCCAACAAATGCTACTACTTGATCATCTGTCAGCCGCGCCTGTGCGTTGCGCGCAAATGCGATCCCGATTGATAATCGGTTTGGATTCTCACCATTGAAGAATGCTTCAC